ATTTTTGATGAGCCAATAAAAGAATATTACGATATTTTGCTTCAAGCTGCATCTGACAATCATTATATGTCCAAAAATTATCGAAGTGATATATTAAGTAAATTTATTTATATGGTGATGTGGTGCTATAAAGGAGTCCCAGAAATAATCTATGGTATTGAAAAGGATCCAGAATTACCAGACAACGTTGCACGTACGCTATCGCGTTATTATAGAATTCAAAATAGAAGAAACAAACTTCCAACAACTGACTCATTAGTTCAACAATCATTATCATTTAATTCAGACTTTCCTGAGTTCCATAAAAAGCATGGAATAGATACATTATTTTACACTAGAAACTATAATGAAAAGCCAAATAAATGGTTGACTAGAACTACTGGAAAGTCAGGGTTTAAAGAAATACCTGGAATAAAAATGTATCGTGGAGTTCCTCAACACTTTTGGGTTAAAGGAAATCATCAATTCCTAGCTACGCTAGAGGAGTATACTCCTTCTCCCTGATTAGTATTAATCTATTATATCATAAAAACGGCCATTTGTAAACCTATAAATAAAAAAATAATTCACAAAAGTTTAGAGTACAAACTATTATAAATAATAGTAAATAAACTTAATAGGGACCACTATGGCAGTTTACGCAAATCTTACAATTGATCAGGGCTCAAGCTACTATTCTACTATAGACCTTGAAGGGTCCAATGGTTTACCGTATGACTTGACTGGACATACTGCCCGTGGTCAAATTAGACGTACTTATTCTTCGCTGACTTCATATCCGTTTACAGTGACTATTCCCGATGCTCAACAAGGCAACATTGCTATTGAGCTAGGTCATACCGCTACAATTCAGATGAAAGCAGGTCGTTATGTTTATGATATTGAAATCATTGACTCAACGACTGGAGATATAACAAGAGTAGTTGAAGGGCAAGTGGAAATCACTCCGGGAGTTACTCGATAATGGCAATCAAAGCTACTATAAATAAACAAGTAAAAGTTAAAGCCCGTACCGTAGAAGTTGGTACTGGTGTTAAACTTACTGACCTAACGGATATCGACGCAACAGCATTGGATAATGGCGCTATGCTAATATACGATCTGGCACGACAAAAATTCATTTTGACAAATCAACTTGAAAATCCTGATCTTAGAATAATTGGAGGCATCTACTAATGGCCACAGTCATTAAAATTAAAAACACCAACCTCGATAAGGCACCTATCGATATAAATGGTGACAGTCTACTTGCTACAGGCGAGCTAGCATATTCGTATTACAATGGTGCCCAAAATAACAACGGTGATAGGATTTACATTGGTACCGGATCTGAGACTAATGGATTATCTGCGAGCGTTGACGTTATTGGTGGTAAATACTTTACAGACATGTTGGATCATGTTCATGGCACTTTAACTGCTTCATCTGGCGTAATTGTTGATGCAAATAGTAAAATTGACCGATGGAATGTTGATAACTTAGTCTTTGATGGTAATACAATCTCTGTTGATCAAACATCTGACGCAAATGGTAATATTAACATTATACCAGGCGGAACAACCGGTGATGTTGTAATTTCAGCACGTAATACTACTATCAACGGAACACTAGATGTTAATGGCGATCAATCTTTTACTGGTGATTTTGTTGTTGATGGTAACACTACAGTTACAGGCACTCTTGATGTTGATGACCAAGCTACTTTAGCTTCATTAAATGTCGAAGACTTAACAGCTACTCGAGTAGTTTATGCTGGTACTGATGGCGAACTAGTTGATGATGCAGGTTTCACATACACTGGATCAGGTGCAGGTTCTACGCTTCAATTACTTGGTGATTTGAATGTCGATGTACAAGCTACTTTAGCAAGTGCAAACATTGAAGACTTAACAAATAATCGTATCGTAATTGCTGGTCCAAGTGGCGAGATTGAAGATGATGCTAACTTTACTTTCGATGGTACTACTTTCAAAGTTGGAACAGATTCAACTGATAAGTTCCGTGTAGCTGTTACTACTGGTAATGTTGCAACAACTGGTACTTTGGATGTTGACGGAGCAGTTAATCTAAATGATACTCTTGATGTTGATGGTCAAGCTACTTTAGCTTCACTTAATGTTGAAGATCTTACAGCAACTCGTGTAACCTTTGCCGGTGCTAATGGCGAATTAGTTGACGATGCTAACTTTACCTTTGATTCAACTGCTGATAAATTAACTATTGTTGGTTCAGCTCAGATTGATAATATGGTAATTGATGGAAATACTCTATCAACTTCAACTGGTGCGATGACTATTGCTCCTGCATCAAATGCTGAAACTATTATTAGTTCAACATCTGCGGTACGTGTTCCTGTTGGTAACTCTACTGAGCGTCCTACAGCTGCTACTGGTCAAATTCGATACAATACAACGACATCACAGTATGAAGGTTATTCTACTGGTGCATGGCAAGGTCTTGGTGGTGTAATTGATGTTGATCAAAATACTTATGTTATTGCTCAACCTACTTCAAACCTACCAGTTCCTGCAACTCAAAATGCAGATACTTTATACTTCGTAACAGGCGGCCAGCTACAAGCTCAGATGGATACCGCAACTGGTATGACTATCAATAATGTTAATATTGATGACAATACTATCTCGACTACTACAGGTGATATGTACCTTGATCCAGGTCAAACTGGTGCAGGTTCTCCAACTGGCAACGTTGTTGTTTACGGTAACCTTAATGTTATGGGTACAACAACTACTATTGATTCAACTACTATTACAGTTGATGATCCAGTATTCACCCTAGGTGGCGATACGGCTCCTACTTCGGATGATAACAAAGACCGTGGTATTGAGTTTAGATATCATGATGGTGTAGATGCGAAGATTGGTTTCTTTGGTTGGGATGACTCAGCTGAAAGATTCAAGTTTGTTGCTGATGCTACTAATGTATCTGAAGTATTTTCTGGTGATGTAAGTGATGTAGAATTTGGTAATGCATTGATCGACTCAATGACTTTCTCTGCTTCAAACTTCACTGCTAACTCTGTACCTTGGGTTGACACTAATGGTGATGTTGGTTTCCTTGATGAAGATGCTTCTTCTCCTTACGGAACTGAAGGCCAAGTAATTCAGATGAATGCTTCAGGTGTTCCTGTATTTGGTCACATTGATTGCGGTACTTACTAAGTCTTGTGAAAAATATCCTAGATAAATATGTCTAGGATAACTTAATATGAGGATATATTATGGATACTGAGTTAATGAACGCGTATGTTCAAAAGCAAAACAGATTAATCGGTGACTTGATTAACAAGAATTTAATGTTAGATTCTCAATTGGAGATTGCAAATAAGCATATCAAAGAATTGCAGAGTCAGCTGTCTGATAAAAAGGACAAAAAAACAGAAGAACAAACTTATAAGTAGGATTCAGTAATCGATGGCGACAAAATTATTACATAGAAAATCAGGAGTAGCTGGTCATATACCAAGTACAAGCCAGTTAGCACCTGGTGAAATAGCCATCAACACAGCCGATGGCTTTCTCTACGCTCTTAAAGATGATGGAACGAATCCAGAAGAAGTTGTACGTTTTCGAGGACAACCTTTAACGGAAGTTGGTGTTACTCTAAATGAATTTAGTGGTAATGGCACAACAACGAATTTCTCGCTATCAAGATCACCTGAAGACGAACAATTCGCGTTCGTAACAATAAATGGTGTACAACAACAAGTTGACGCCTATTCTTTAAGCAATGCAACCTTAACCTTTTCAGAAGCTCCAGCAGATGGCGACTCGATTGAAGTTCGTGTAATCTCAGTTGAGTCTAACAGCGTCAGATTAAGAGACTATAAAAGCTATATTTACTCCATTTCTAGTGCAACTACGAGCATCTCAGGCACAGACGACTTTGGTTCTATCCTTGAATACGATCTTGAAAAAGTTGAAGTATACTATAACGGGGTACGCTTAGTCCAAGGGCTCGATTATACTGCAACCAATGGCAATTCTATTGAACTAAATGCATCAATTGAAAATGGAACAATTGAAGTAGTATCTTTAGCTGCAGCCGCTTTAATTGACAATAGCGTTATCTCTGCATATCAGGCTGAATTATCAACTACGGCCGAACAATTTGTAGATAAATTTAGTATAGAAACCTATCGTTCAGCTAAATATTTAATTCAAATGACATCTGGCACTGATTATCATACTTCAGAAGTCATGGTTCTTCATGATGGAAGTAATGTATATTTAAGCGAATACGGGACAATGTACACGAACAATAGTCTAGGAACAGTGAGTGCCGATATTCTAAATGGATATGTTAGAATACTTGTTACTCCAACAAATATAACAACAGTCGTAAAAGGACATAAATTAGTGGTGACGGTGTAGTATGGCATTAACAAAAATTACAAGCTCGGTAGTTGAAGATGGTGGAATAGACCATAGCAATTTACCAGATACAGGAGTTGTTTCAGGTAGCTATGGTACTGGATCTGCTGTACCCGTTTTAACAGTCAATGAAAAAGGCTTTGTGACAGCGATTTCAACTACTGCTGTTGCGGGTGTAGATGACTTTACATGGAACAGCGTAAATGAAACACTTACCATTGATACTTCCGATGGCAGCTCATACAGTGTAGATATGTCGGGCTTAGCTTCAGAAACGTATGTTAATACCTCTATTGCTAACTTAGTAGATACAGCTCCAGCTACATTAGATACTCTTAACGAGTTAGCTGCTGCTTTAGGTGACGATCCAAACTTTGCTACTACTATGACTAATGCGTTAGCAGGTAAAGTAGATGACAGTCAGGTTCTTACTAATGTACCTAGTGGGGCAGTGTTTACTGATACAGTTTATACTCACCCTAGTTATAACGGGGATGACTTCAGTGTAGATACTGGTGCTTTGGCAGGTGCTACTGTAGTTAGTGATATTGATATCAATGTTACTACTGATACACTTGGTCATGTTACAGATGCTAATGGTGTTGTAGCTACTAGAACACTAACGTTAGCTGACTTAGGGTATACTGGTGCTACTAATGCTAATAATTATGTTCACCCAAGTTATGCTGGGGATGATATTAATTTAGATACTGGACCTTTGTCTGGTGCTACGGTAATTAGTGATCTAGACTTTAACGTTACTACAGATACTCAAGGGCATGTTACTGATGCTAACGCTACTTACTCTACCCGTAATCTTACTTACTCTGATGTAGGTGCAGCTCCTGCTAGTCACTCTCATAGCTACTTGCCGTTATCGGGTGGTACTATTACAGGTAGACTTGTATTACCTGACAGTGGTTACAGTATTGGTAACGAATATCACACTTGGAAGCGCTCATATAAAATAAACAACACTAGTCCTGCTAATCTTGTATATCATGACGGGACAGAGCTTGATGCTGGTGGTGCATATCGTTTCCATGCTCATATTGCAGGTACAGGTACTGATCAGAGTGCAACTGCTGTATTCTGGAATCAAAATGGTACATGGAAAGTAAACGTAACTTACCAAAGCGGTACAAGTTCTAATCATCCAGAGTTTATTATTGGCGGATCGCCAGAAGCACCTCAAATTCATATTGACCATACTTCTAACTATACAGTTGAAGTTTTAGGCGAAAGACTTGAGTTATCAGAAGGTGCTGGTACAGACAACTTAGCAGGTTTTGGTACAGATGCTTTCTTAGGTAGTGTTGGTGGTGTTTTACGTTACAATAATGCAGGCAGCGCTAATAACTACTCCCAAGGCAATCAGGTATTCCACGATGGATATCACCCTAATGCTGATAAGTGGACTACTGCAAGAACACTCAGTTTAACTGGTGATGTTACTGGTAGTGTCTCTTGGGATGGTAGTGGTAATGCTTCGTTAACTGCTACTGTTGCAGATGATAGCCATAACCACACTTGGAATAATATTGATGGTGGCTCAGTAAATAGTTGGGGTGGTTTACGTCATTCTACTGGATCTGGTTATATAGAATTTGGGCCAGGTAACACGTATCACGCGCATATCTACACTGATCGTCCAAACTTCTACTTCAATAGACAGTTGTTAGTTAATGGAAGCACAGTTTGGCACTCAAGTAACGACGGTTCTGGCTCAGGGCTAGATGCTGATACACTTGATGGTCAACACGCATCTGCTTTTGCTTCAAATACACCAGGAAATGTATCTGCTTTTGCTATGTCATCTGCACCTAGCGGGTGGTTAAAATGCAATGGTGCTGCAATAAGCCGCACAACTTATTCAGCATTATTTGCATCAATAGGCACTACTTTTGGTGGCGGTAACGGCTCAACAACTTTTAATCTACCTGATTTACGTGGGGAGTTTATTAGAGGTTGGGATGATGGTAGAGGGGCTGACTCTGGTCGTGGTTTTGGCTCTTATCAAGGTGATGCAATTCGTAATATAACAGGTATGGTTAAGACAGCGAATGAAAGAAATGACCATCTAAATAATGGAGCATTTTATACGAATGGTACTGCATCATCTGGAACTGGTGGTGGTTCACTAGGTAGAAGGGTGAGTTTTAACGTATCCAGAGTAGTACCAACTGCTGCTGATAATAGACCAAGAAACAGAGCATTGCTTTATTGCATTAAATACTAAGGAGTTATGATGGTTATTTACAATTACGATGAAAATGGTGTATATACATTTGAAAGTGAAGCAGATGAAAGCCCGCTAGAAGAAGGCGTTTTTCTTTTTCCAGCAAACAGTACAGAAAAAAAACCATTTACCGTAGGAAAAAATGAAGCTTGTGTTTTTGAAAATGGCGAATGGGTTTTAAAGCCTGATTTTAGAGGGTTCACTTATTGGACTCCAGACAAAAAAGAACACACTATCAAAAATGTTGGTGTTGAAATACCAAACGGTGTGTTTGATTCTTATGACTCAATTCCTTTAACAGAAGATGAAACTAGAGAAGAATTAATTATAAAAGCTAAACACTACCTAGCTGAAACCGATTGGTACTACACACGTAAACAAGAAACTGGTAAGGAAGTACCTACTGATGTTTACAGTAAACGTATTGAGATGCGTGAATTGATTAATGAGTTAGGTGGGTAAAACAACAGGTAAGACCATAGTAGTGAGTGTGTGGGAATATTTGTTAACTCAAACTGGAGGTATAGCATGGTAAACATTTTATTTACAATGTTAAAAGAAGTCTTCTTGTCGTTGATTGCTAAGGTTGCCTTTAAGGTAGTCTTAGAACGATTTGCAACACGTTTAGTTATCTACGGATTAGAGAAACTTAAAAATTACTCTACCAATGAAGTAGTAGATGAAACTGTTCAAGACGTTATCAATCAACTGAAAGGTAAGAAATTAAAGGTAGTTGAAACTGATTGGATGTTTAGATCAGATCTAAACCCTTCACAAGAGCTTATTGATTACTGCCAAGCTCTTAGAGATATTACTGATAACTTTGATCCGTTTGTTGAAGATGTAGTATGGCCCGAAAAACCAAAATAAATCTCATTATAAATAATAGTAAAAATAAGGTATTTAAATGGCTAATCCAACTTCAAGACAAGAATTAATTGACTATTGTTTGAGACGACTTGGTGCACCTGTAATCGAAATTAATATAGATGAAGACCAACTTGAAGATCGCTTAGATGAAGCTCTTCAATACTATCAGACATATCATTCCGATGCAATCATCAAAACATACGTTAAACATCAAATCACTTCAGATGATATAACTAATGGTTATATTAGTTTATTAGATCAATACACATATGTTCGTAAAGTATTACCGGTTGGTGATGCTAATGCTAGTATTAATATGTTTGATGCTCGATACCAAATGAGCCTAAATGATGTATATAACTTACGCGGTGGCACATCAACTGGTTTATCTTTTTACTATCAAACACAAGAATATCTTTCAACGGTTGGAATGATTCTAAGTGGTGAAGTACCTATTAGATTTTCTAGACACCAGGATCGATTATATCTTGACGGTGACTGGGATAATGAATTACTAGAAGGCAATTATATTATTGTTGACGCTGATGCCATTATAGATGCCGAAGTTTCTAATGATGTTTATAATGACATGTGGTTAAAACGATATTCAACCGCATTAATTAAAGAGCAATGGGGTCAAAACATTTCTAAATTTGAAGGAATGCAATTGCCGGGTGGTGTTATTTTAAATGGTCGTGCTATCATTGAGGATGCAAGAGCTGAGATTGAAAAGCTTGAAGAAGAAATTCGCATGAACTTTGAAATGCCCGTCGATTTCTATTGTGGATAATATGATGGAAGCATTTGTTTATTGTTGGACAGATTCAGCACGCAATAAATTATATATTGGATGGCATTTTGACAAATGCAAGGAGCTAACACATGCCTCGTAATGTTTATTTTAGCCAAGGTCATATGTCGGAGCAACATGTCTTCGAAGACTTGATGATAGAATCATTAAAGATTTACGGCCAAGAAGTTTATTATCTTCCTCGCAAGATTATTACTGAAGATATGATTTTAAATGAAGATCGTGAATCTTTATTTGATGACGCATACATGATTGAAATGTACCCTGAAGATATTGAAGGCTTTGGTGGTGAAGGCAATCTCATGTCTAAGTTTGGTATTGAAATACGAGACGAAGTAACATTTGTAGTTGCACGCCGATCTTGGAACAAATTAGTTGGTTTATGGAATAACGCAATCGATAATATGCGACCAAATGAAGGTGATCTGATTTATCTTCCTATGTCAGGTTCTATGTTTGAAATTTCATTTGTTGAACATGAACAACCATTTTATCAACTGAACAACTTAACGGTATATAAACTTAATTGTCGACTATTTGAATATAATCAAGAAGACTTTAGAACTGGTATTTCTGAAATTGATCAGTTTGAAACAGTTCACTCAAATATTCTTTCTATGCTTATTCGCGATATTACTGGTGAAATTGAGCTTGGTGATCGTTATTACCAATATTTCCCAACAACCGAATATCGCACAATATTGCAACGTAAAATAGATTTACCAGATCTAATTGAAGCTGAAAGTGATTTGGCGGAAAAAGCCATACTACAAGCTGAATTTGATGCTATTGATCAAAATATATTGAATATTGAATCGGCATTACCATATGTGTCTGGTGTTGCAACCGAGCAAGATCAGGTCGGTGGTAATAGAACACTTTACTTGACAGATATTGAAACAAATACAACGGATGTTAAAGAGTTCTATATTTCGACTGACGGTGATGATTTAACACACATTGTAAATGCAGATGCAACAGTATCAGCTGAAATATATGAAATATATACTATTGATGATGACGCCAACCGAGTATTTGAAAATGATGCTGCGGCACAAAACTGGGAATTCGAAAAAGTTGCAGATGATATTATCGACTTCTCAGAACAAAACCCATTTGGAGAACCTAACTAATGTTTCGAGATCATTTTTATCACGCAATATTAAGAAAGTCCGTTGCTGTCTTTGGTACACTATTTAATGAATTAGCTGTCGTTCGTAGAAACAACGATGGCATAGTAAAAGACTATACTAAAGTTCCTCTTTCTTATGGTCCAAAGCAAAAGTTTTTAGCAAGACTAGACCAGCAACTTAATCTAGATGATCCTAAAGTTGCTCTTAAGTTGCCGCGTATGTCGTTTGAGATTACTAATCTATCTTATGATGCTACCACTAAAGTTTCTGCATTAAACAGAATTACTACTACTAGCTCAGAAAATGAAAGATCTTCGGTTGGACAAATAACACCATACACTGTAGATATGCAGTTAAATATTATTGCTAAAAACCAAGATGATGCTTTACAACTTTTAGAACAAATTGTTCCATATTTTCAACCAACTTATACATTATCAGTTAAGTTTATTGACGATTTAGATGAATCATTTGATGTTCCAATTAATCTTAATTCTATTACACTTCAAGATGACTATGAAGGCGATATGACTACTCGTCGATCGCTCATATACACACTTGATTTTAGTATGAAAATTAAGTTTTTTGGACCTAAATCTACGATTGGTACAATTAACACAGTGGCTATTGATATTAACGACTCTACTAGTTATGGATTTATTGAAGAAGTTGTTACTGAATCGTCATTATTATTGGTACAAGCTGAAGCTCAAATTGTACTCAATGAAACAGGACTATTTTTCGTTGATATTACTAACCGTGGACGTGGATATAATAATCCTCCAGTAGTAACTATTAGTGCACCAACAAGTCCGGCAATAACAGCAGAAGCACAAGCTGATGTAGTAGATGGATTAATAATTGAAATTAATATTACAAACAGTGGAACATATTATAAATCAGCTCCAACGGTAGAAGTTATTGGTACAGACACAAGCGGAACTTTTACATATAATACGACCGCAACTATTAATAATGGTGTAGTTGAAAGTATTCCTCTTCCAGATCCAGAAGTATATAATGGAATTTTAGCTGTAACTACTATAAATATTGATGCTCCTACTGGAACGACTGAAGAATTTATCGCAACAGCAGAAGCCACTATCACAGATGAAGGACGTATAGACACTATCGAAATAACATCTGTTGGTAATGGTTATGATGATATTCCTGAGCTAACAATTGCTGCTCCAGATTCTGATAATCCAGCATACTCTATATTCACTGGAATTGATAACGTAGATGATGATCTTATCTCATAATAGGTAAATGACATGGTTGATAAAAATAAAATAATGGAATCACTATCTAATAACTTACCGGCTGAAAAAGAAATTCAGCCACCTGCTATTATAGAACAAGATAAAGATATTACTGACGACTATAGTTATTCTCGTGAAAAGTATAAAGGCATTTTAAATAAAGGTGAAGAAGCTTTAGATGGAATGATGCAACTAGCAATTGAATCTGAACATCCAAGAGCTTATGAAGTATTATCAAACATGCTTAAAAATATGGCTGATGTTACTGACAAACTAATGGAACTTCAAAAGAAAAAACAAAGCTTAGTCACAGACAACAATGGTAATGAAAAACAACCACAAAGTATGACACAAAACAATGTATTTCTAGGCTCAACATCAGACCTTCAAAGAATGATAATGGATCAAAAATCAGAAATAATTGATAGTGAATCAAACAAATAAGTGGATCTAAACTAATATTATGCAGTTAACAGAATCATATAATGGCAATAGCAATGTAAAAAGAGATGGAGTTCAACATAACTTCACTCAACATGAATTACAAGAATATGTCAAGTGCATGAATGATCCATCTTACTTTGCACGCACATATTTAAAGGTAATCCATTTAGATAAAGGCTTAGTAAATTTTGATCTTTATCCATACCAAGAAAAAATGTTTGACCATTTTACAGCTAATAGATTTTCTATTGTATTGGCTTGTCGACAGTCCGGTAAATCAATTTCATCGGTAGGTTATTTACTTTGGTATGCAGTATTCCATCCTGAAAAAACTATTGCTGTTCTTGCCAATAAAGGATCTACTGCAAGAGAAATGTTATCTCGTATAACACTCATGCTAGAGAATTTACCATTCTTTCTTCAACCAGGATGTCGAGCATTAAACAAAGGCTCTATTGAGTTTTCTAATAATAGTCGAATTATTGCATCTGCCACATCTGGTTCATCTATTCGTGGTATGTCTATCAACCTGTTATTCTTAGACGAATTTGCTTTCGTTGAAGATGCCAGCACTTTCTATACGTCGACATATCCCGTTGTTACTTCAGGTAAAAATACTAAAGTTATTATAACCTCTACAGCAAATGGTATAGGTAACCAATTCCACAAGATATGGGAAGGTGCTGTACAAGGTACTAACTCATATAAGCCTTTCCGCGTGGATTGGTGGGATGTTCCTGGTCGAGATGAAGCTTGGAAAAAAGAAACAATAGCTAATACATCAGAATTGCAGTTTGACCAAGAATACGGAAATAACTTTCTTGGCACATCAAATACTCTTATTGCGGGTGAATTTCTTTTAGGTCTTAAAGCAAGTGATCCTTTAATTAGACAAGAAGGCATTCGCATATATGAAAAGCCTCAAGAAGGTCATGATTATATTATGACTGTTGACGTCGCAAAGGGACGCGGTCAAGATTACTCAACTTTTAATATTATAGATATTACACAAAGACCATTTAAACAAGTTGGTGTTTATCAAGATAATATGATATCGCCACTATTGTTTCCAGATATAATTCATAAGTATGCAAAAACATATAATGAAGCTTATGTTATAGTCGAATCAAATGATCAGGGTGCAGTTGTATGTAATGGTCTTTATTACGACTGGGAATATGAAAATATGTTTGTTGAGTCATCATTAAAAGCAAATGCTCTTGGTGCAACCATGACTCGAAAAGTAAAAAGAATTGGTTGTTCAAACATAAAAGATTTAGTTGAGCAAAAGAAAATAGAAATTATTGACAGTGAAACTATTATTGAAATGAGTACCTTTGTAGCAAAGGGTAATTCATATGAAGCTTCTGATAATAATCACGATGATTTGATGATGAATCTTGTAATGTTTGGATGGTTTGCTTCAACTGACATGTTTTTAAATTTAACTGATATTAACTTTAAACAAATGTTATATGCAGATCGTATGAAAGCAATTGATGACGATATGGTACCATTTGGTATTATTGATGATGGTAGACAAGAAACTAGAGAAGTTGACGCAGGCGGTACCATCTGGGAAACATACGATACTGGATTGTTTTGATAAGATACCATTATTTATAAATAATAATATTGAAAAACAATCGTATTATGAAATCTTATTAAATAACTGAAGAGGAAAATTCCTATGGCGTTTCAAGTCTCACCTGGTGTACAGGTTAAAGAAATCGACTTGACAAATGTTGTTCCTGCGGTATCAACTTCAATTGGAGCCATTGCTGGCGCTTTCCAATGGGGTCCGGTAGAAGAAGTAAGAACAATTGGATCTGAAAAAGATCTTGTCAATGTATTCGGTGGCCCTAATTCGGACACTTACAAATATTTTATGCCTGCTGCTCAATTTTTGCAGTATGGTAACGCTCTACGCACTGTTCGTGTAGAAACTGACAACCTTAATGCTACTGGTACTGGTAATGCAGTATTAGTTAAAAACGACGACCATTTTGAAGAAGTTCTAGGTGGCACGGTATTTGACGTTAGTGAAGTTTTTTGCGCTAAATACCCTGGAGTTCTTGGTAACTCTATCACAGTAGAAATGTGTGGTGCTAACTCAACAGCTTTCACTAACTGGGCATATAAAGGTGTATTTGACTCAGCTCCTGGTACTTCGGCTTATGCTGAAACTCGTGGCGGATCAGATGACGAAATTCATGTTGTAGTAGTAGATAAAGATGGAGCATGGACTGGTGAAGCTGGTACTATGTTAGAAAGCTTCGCATTTATGTCTCAGGGTTCTGATGCAAAAGCAGAAGATGGTACTAATAACTACTATAAAGAAGTATTGAATAACCAATCTAATTATATTCGTTTTGTTGGTGATCCTTCTTCTATGGCTGCTGCTTCAACTCCAGTAACTGGTACAGCATATACATTTGACTCAACTGCAATTTCTATTGATTTGTCAGGTGGTACAGATGATAATACACCTACTGTTGGTGAATTAACAACTGGTTATGAAATGTTTGCTGATCCAGAAACATTAGATGTTAACCTAATCATTGCAGGTGAAGCTCCAGCTGGTGCTGATGGTGTTACTTTTGCTAACAACATGATTGCAATTGCTGAAGGTCGTAAGGATGCAGTATTATTCTTATCTCCACGTATTGCTGACTCAGTTAACAATGTAACAGCTGCTGCTGATATTATCACTTGGGCTAACCAATTGACTTCAACATCTTATGCTGTTATCGATTCAACTGCGTTATATGTTTATGACAAGTATAATGATGTTTATCGTTGGGTTTCTGCTTCTGGTGCGGTTGCTGGTCTATGTGCTGGTACTGATAATGCTGCTGATCCATGGTTCTCACCAGCAGGTCTAAATCGTGGTCAATTACTAGGTGTTACTAAGGTTGCGTTTAATCCGAAAAAAGCTGATCGTGACGATCTTTATAAAGCTCGTGTTAACCCGATCGTTTCTTTCCCAGGTGAAGGTACCGTCCTCTTCGGTGATAAAACTGCATTGGCTAAGCCATCTGCATTCGATCGTATCAACGTACGTCGCTTATTCATTGTATTAGAAAAAGCTGTTGCAACTGCTTCTAAGTTCCAATTGTTTGAATTCAATGACGAATTCACACGTGCTCAGTTCCGTAATATGGTCGAACCATTCTTACGTGATGTTAAAGGCCGTCGTGGTATTACTGACTTTATGGTTATTTGTGATGAAACAAATAACACTGGTGAAGTTATTGATACTAACCGATTTGTAGCTGATATTTACATCAAACCAGCACGCTCTATTAACTTTATTACACTAAACTTCATTGCCACTCGTACTGGTGTTGAGTTCAGTGAAATTGTCGGCAAATAAGGAGTAGATAATGGCTATTTTAGGCGTAGATGATTTTAAATCGAAACTTGTTGGTGGCGGTGCTCGCGCTAACATGTTTAAAGCAACCGTTAACTTTCCAGGTTATGCGGGTGGTGATGTTGAGCTAACATCTTTCATGATTAAAGCGGCTCAGTTACCTGCTTCTATAGTTGCACCAATCACGGTTCCTTTCCGTGGTCGTCAGCTACAGATTGCGGGTGATCGCACATTTGAACCATGGACTGTTACAATTATTAACGACACTGGCTTTGAAGTACGTGATGCAATGGAACGTTGGATGAATGGTATCAACCAACACAATGCAAATACCGGACTTACTAACCCAACTGATTACCAAGCTGATTTGACTGTTGAACAGTTAGATAAAGCAGGTGATGTTGTTAAAACTTATACATTCCGCGGTTGTTTCCCTACTAACATTTCAACTGTTGAACTTTCTTATGATTCTGAAAACCAGATCGAAGAGTTTACAGCTGAATTCCAAGTACAGTATTGGGAATCGAATTCAACTTCGTAATGGTATAAATAAGTAGTATAAGGAGGAGCTCAGGCTTCTCCGTCTTAAACTGCAATGGTGAGGATACACATGGATTTATTTGGTTTCGAAATAAAGCGGAAAGAAGAGGAAAAAGAAGAGAAGAAAAGAGTCTCGTTCGTTCCTCGAGAAGAAGAAGATGGTGGCGGGCATATTGTTAATGCTGGTGGCTATTTTGGACAATACTTAGACATGGACGGAGGGTCTGCTAAAAATGAGGCTGACCTGATTTTCAAGTACCGCGATATTGCATCTCAACCCGAGTGCGATGCAGCTATTGAAGACATTGTATCTGAAGCTATTGTATCAGACGAAGATTCAGCTCCTGTAGACATTGTTCTAGATGATTTGGATCAACCTGACCGAATTAAAAAACTTATTAAAGAAGAGTTCGATAATGTATCTGAACTTATTAATTTAAATTGGTACGGACACGAAATTTTCCGTAGATGGTACATCGATGGCAGATTATTTTATCATAAAATCATTGATGAAAAAAATCCTAAGCGTGGTATTATCGAGCTTAGACCAATTGACCCTACACGTATTCGTAAAGTAAAGGAACTTCTTAAATCAAAAGATCCTAAGGCTGGTACGGAAATTGTCACAGGTCAAAAAGAATATTACATATACCAAGACAGAAATATGAATAAATCTAATCAGGGACTTAAAATAGCGCCTGATTCTATTTGTTATGTCACATCTGGTGTATTAGATCCTTCTCGTAAAAAGGTTTTATCTTACTTACATAAAGCACTTAAGACTGTAAACCAATTGCGTATGATGGAAGATTCATTAGTAATTTATCGTTTATCTCGTGCACCAGAACGTCGCATATTCTATATTGATGTTGGTAACTTACCAAAGGGTAAGGCCGAAGAATATGTTAAAGGCATTATGAGTAACTATCGCAATAAGATGGTTTATGATGCTTCTACGGGCGAAATGAAAGATGATCGTAAGCACATGTCAATGTTAGAAGATTTCTGGTTACCTCGCCGTGAAGGTGGTCGTGGTACTGAAATCACTACATTACCTGGTGGAGAAAACCTAGGTCAAATTGATGATATTGTGTACTTCCAGAAAAAGCTATATAAATCATTAAATGTACCAAGTTCACGTTTAGAACAAGATACACAATTTAGTCTCGGTCGTTCTTCTGAAATTACTCGTGATGAGTTAAAATTTCAGAAATTTATTTCAAAATTGCGTAAAAAGTTTGCATCTTTGTTTGTGGATTTATTGAGAACACAACTTATTCTTAAAGGTATTGTTACCGAAGAAGAATGGCTTGAACTTAAAGATTCAATTAATTTTGACTTTTTACAAGATACACACTTTGCTGAAATGAAAAATGCCGAATTGCTTCGTGAAAAGTTAGGTACTCTAAGAGAACTTGATGAATATGTTGGTAAATATTATTCTATTGAATGGGTGCGCAAAAACGTTCTTGGTCAAACTGATGACAATATAGAAGATATAGATAAACAGATCGAAGCTGAAGGATCGGCTGAAGATGATATTTAAAATTTTAAAATGTATAAATAGTATTACAAGGAATTATTATGACTGATGTAAATGAATTAATTAATGCGTTAAACTCTGGCGATAATGTAGAAGCAGGTAATGCATTTAATGATGTGATGCTAGATAAAATTAGTTCTGCTTTAGATGCAAGAAAAATTGATGTTGCCCAATCTATGATGAGCGATAGTCCAGAGATTGAAGAAGACGAGTTTAATACTGGAGAAGTAGAAGATGAAGACATTTCATCAGCTGAGGAATATTAGCGAAGCAAAAGCTCCTACCGGCGAGAAGTTGGTTAAGAGTTTTAAAGTTGGCAAAAATAAATATAGTGCCACTATCACTAAAAAAGGTTCAATGTATATTGGATATATAGATGGTGATAAGTTAGATTCCTTTAAAACCGAAAAAGAAGCTGTAAAGTCTATTAATGACTTTATAGGACTTATGGAGAAATAATAAGCATGAAATTAATTAGCGAATATGTTGAAAATCATCTCAACTATATAACTGAAGAGAAAGATGGCAAAACACAATATGTCATTGAAGGTATTTTCATGCAAGCGGATCAAAAGAACCGCAATGGTCGTATCTATCCAAAAGCTATTATGGAAAAAGCTGTTGATAGATATATGACTGAACAAATTTCCAAGGGACGTGCGGTTGGTGAATTAAATCACCCGGACGGTCCAACAATTAACTTGGATAAAGTATCCCACAAAATTACTGACCTTCGTTGGGAAGGCAATAATATTGTAGGAAAGGCACAAATCTTGGATACTCCTATGGGTCAAATTGTAAAAGGTTTGATGGAAGGCGGTGTTCAGCTTGGTGTCTCTAGTCGTGGTATGGGTAGTCTTGTGAATAAAGGCGGTGTCAATTACGTTAATAGCGATTTTATGCTAGCAACAATTGATATCGTCCAGGACCCATCAGCACCTGATGCATTTGTAAATGGTATCATGGAAGGTGTTGATTGGTTTTTTGAGGACGGAGTTCTTAAAGCACAAGAAATTGAACAGTTCGAGACTGAGATTGAGAATTCGGTATCTCCAGAAATGGAAATAAAAGAATTTAAAGATTTCCTCTCTAAACTTTAACTCATTAGGAGAGTAAACACATGTCTGAAAAATTAATCGAAGATGTTGTAGTTGACGAAATCCAAGATGAACTCGTTGAAAACGTTGAAGTTGATAGCGAGGAATTGGATGAAGCAAATTCTACCGATAAAGAGTTTGATGGTGAAAAATCTGCAGATGAAACAGGAAAAGAAATTAAAAAGTCTGAACCTGCTCAAGCTGCTGCACCTAAAACTAAAGCCGGTATGATTAATGCGATGTCGATGAAGATGTCAAAAATGAAGAAAGAAGAGCTACAAGCAGCATATACAAAAATGCATGAAGATTCACAAGTTGAAGAAAATGTAATTGAAGAGTCTGTATTTGAAGAAGATTTAAATGCACTTGCTGATTCTGAAGCAACCCTTTCTGAAGGCTTTAAAGATAAAGCAGCTGTAATTTTCGAAGCAGCTCTAAAAACTAAACTTGCTGAGCACGTTACAAGTCTTGAAGAGCAATATGCAGAAGAACTTGCAGAAGAAACTGCTAAGATCCAGTCTGATCTTGTTGAAAAGGTAGATGGTTACCTTAACTACGTAGTAGAGCAGTGGATGGAAGATAACAAAGTTGCAGTTGAAGATGGTCTTCGTACCGAAATTGCTGAAAACTTTATGTCTGCATTACACGGTGTATTTGTTGAAAATTACATTGAAGTTCCTGAAGCAAAAGTTGACCTAGTTGATACATTATCATCTAAAGTTGATGAGCTAGAAGAAAGCTTGAATGCATCAATTGAAGCAAATGTCGCACTTAAAGAGTCAGTTTCAAACCTAACTCGTGAGACAATTATCCGTGAATCATCTGTTGGTTTATCAGAGGCACAGGCTGAAAAGCTTAAGTCATTAGTAGAAGATGTTGAATTTGGTGATGTTACTACATTTGAAAATAAAGTAGCAACAATCAAAGAATCATATTTTAAAGAAGCAAAAACTGAAGTAATTGCTGAAGATACAGCGGTAGAACAGGAATCTGTTTCTCCACGTATGGCAGCATACTTACAAGCACTATCTAAATAAAAACTCATAGGAGAGTAAAAAATGTTTAAATCTGACGCACTTATGGAGAAATGGTCTCCGGTTCTAGAAGCTAATGAAGCTCCTGAATTCAAAGATTCATACCGTAAACAAGTAACTGCAGCTGTTTTAGAAAACACTGAAAAAGCCCTTGCAGAAGAGCGTGGTCACCAGAACTTCCAACTTAATGAAGCAGCTCCAACTAACGCTACTGGTTCAGGTATTGATAACTGGGATCCAATTTTAATCAGCCTTGTACGTCGTGCAATGCCTAACCTAATCGCTTATGATATTGCTGGTGTTCAGCCAATGTCTGGTCCTACTGGTCTTATCTTCGCGATGAAATCACGTTACGCTAGCCAGTCTGGTGACGAAGCACTATTTGACGAAGCTAATACTTCTTTCTCTGGTGTTGAATCTTCTGCAACTGCATCATCTGATCCTTTTGCTGCTGATACTGATACTCCAACAGATGACGTTGATTACGCACCTGGTAAAGGTATGACTACTGCTGAATCTGAAGCTCTAGGTTCTTCTGGTTCTTCTGACTTCAACGAGATGGCATTCAGCATCGAAAAAGCTACTGTAACTGCTAAGTCACGTGCTTTAAAAGCTGAATACACAATGGAACTTGCACAAGATCTTAAAGCTGTTCACGGCCTAGACGCTGAATCTGAACTAGCTAACATCTTATCTGCTGAGATCCTTGCTGAAATCAACCGTGAAGTTGTTCGTACAATTAACCAAAAAGCTAAGCTTGGTGCTCAACAGGGTGATCTTGCTACTGCTGGTACTTTCGACCTTGACGTTGATGCTGATGGACGTTGGTCTGCAGAGAAGTACAAAGGTTTACTAGTACAAATCATGCGTGAAGCTAACGTAATCGCTAAAGAAACTCGTCGTGGTAAAGGTAACTTCATCATGGTTTCTTCTGATGTAGCTGCTGCATTAGCTGCAACTGGTATGCTTGACTATACTCCTGCTTTAGCTGGTAACGCTAACTTAAGCGTTGATGATACTGGTGCAACATTCGCTGGTACATTATCTGGTGGTATTAAAGTTTACATTGACCCATATGCAACTGTTAACTATGTAACTGTTGGTTACAAAGGTACTTCTGCATACGACGCTGGTCTATTCTATTGCCCATACGTTCCACTAACAATGGTTCGCGCTGTTGGCGAGAATACATTCCAACCGAAGATTGGATTCAAAACTCGTTACGGCATGATTGCTAACCCATTCGTTGGTGCATCTGCTGGTGATGATACTGGTAGCAACCGTGCTAACCAATACTACAGAATCTTCAAAGTAGACAACATTCTAGGTTCTTAATCTAGAGTCTATTAGATAGATTTAGGAGAGCTCCGGCTCTCTGATTTAAAAGGGGAGGACTTCGGTT